AAAAAATTTTTTCACAAAAAATTCAACCATAGGTTGTCAAAGTAATGAGCTTTAATTTTTTTTTTAACTCGCAAAAAACTTATTAGACCCCGCCGAACCCCCCAAGAAAATCTTTTGTAGCCGTTGGGTTCCTTCCCCTCTCCCCGAATTTCCCCCTTAGCCAAAAAATCAAAAAAAAGTTTTACTCAACATCAAAAACCCTCGAAAAAAAGTCCGATATCTCAAAAAAATAAAGTTTTTTGTATATACATTGACCACCCTAATTTCGTAAGTAATTGATATTACGTAACATTTATAAAAAAATCAAGTAAAATCAATACCACCCTTAAAAAAAATTGTCCGGAAAGTATGCAAAAAGCTTATTTTAAGCTTTTTTTTGAAAGCCATAAACTTTATTTTTTCTGGCAATGTGTACCCGTATTTGTCAACTTTTAGCATTTTTGTTTTTGTGCTTGACACCCGCCCCATTTTCCCCTACAATTCCAATTATGAAGTATGTGCCTCGCTCCGTTTTCTTGGATTTTCACCAAATACCTTGGCATAGAGCCGTCATGGTCTGCCATAGACGCTGCGGTAAATCCTACGCCTCCGCCGCCGAAACCCTGAAACGCTCGTATAACGGACCTCACGACGGACAATACCTTTGGTGCTCACCGCTTGCTGAACAATCTGTCGCTAACGTCTTAGGTATATTCCAAACCCTCGATAATGGCGAAGGCTATATCCGAAATTATTCCAAAACCGAAGGGGTCATCACCCTCGCCAACCACGCCACAATTACACTAGGCGGTGCACGTACCGCTGAAAAATTCCGTGGACGCTACCTTGATGGACTCGTCGTCGATGAGCTCTCATCAGTCCCACCTGAAGTGTATTCCGATGTCCTCCAATACTGCCTTGCTGACCGAAATGGTTGGGCTGCCTTCTTAGGTACCGCACGTGTCGACGATGGCTACCGCCTGTACCGGATGTACCAAGCGTACCAAGATGACCCGAACTGGTTCTCTAAAATGGTCGGGGTGCAAGACAACCCAGAAGCCTTCCCGCCAGAACGCGTCAAAGAAATATTCGATGAACATATTAAATATTGCTTGACCAACGGTATGACCATGGAACAAGCCCTCCAATCATATAATGTCGAGTTCCTGTGCGACTTCGACTTCATTGACCAAGGAAAACCAAATATGACAGCACTATTCTACCCAGAACTACAAGCATTGTTTGATTCCAATCCACCACGGATACTAGCACCACAAGATTTACCAGCAACTTCCCAGTCTTCCCACATCGCTACATTTGATATTGGACATTCCGCAGGACGTGATTATACCGTGTGCACTATCACGGCAGAAACACCAGAGGCTCCAATCGTATTATATATAGAGTGGGAAAACAACAAACCATGGGAATACTGGTACCAACGTCTGCGCACCTTGGGCATACGCACCGTCGCACTTCCATTTGATGCTAACACCACATCTAAAGAAACAATGTTGACACTGGTCCAGACGTTTAAGCGTCAAGGGTTTAATGTTATTAGAATTAAGAGACTGCTCCGCCCCGAACAAATCGAGAACGGGCGCTGGCTCATCAACAACGCAATATTTTCACGTGATTGTATACCGGCATTGTCCGAACTTGGTAAGTTCCAAGACTTCACAAACAAACACGGGCTGTCGCAAGACGTGGTGGCGAGCTTCTTATATGCCGCCCAAGTGATGAGAAAGAAGCACATTAAATTAGATATTGCAAATTCTATTCAAAAGAATTATAATGACCATAAAGATGTATACAATACTGGAGTGTCGTTATACGGCACAAGCATTATAGGAGAGTAAGATGTCGGCACACACGCCATCCGTTAAACAAGTTGTTCAAGAAACACCAGACCCGGTTATTAATATGGCCGATGTTGGTTCTATAAACCAAAACGAAAAACGTAAACAAGGTTTGCTGTCCACGTTTCTGCAACCACGTAATCGTTCAGCAGGTATGTTGGCAAATATTATGAGGCAGCACGAACTTGGTTCGTCTAACGTATAATAAGGAGAGGTTTGATGAGTCAAGACATTACATATTATATGTCCAGATTAGACACGCTTGAAATGAAGCGTCAAAATTATGACCCAAAGTGGGACGAAATTGCAGTGTTTGCCGACCCGAAAAACGCATACTTCCGTGTGAAGCGTACCAACGGCGATTTATCGCAATTAATTCCGAAAATGGATGATACGGCTCAGACAAATTTGCCTATTTACGCAGCAGTTTTAAACTCAATGTTAACGCCGCAAGCATATATTTGGCACAAGTTACAGTTCTTTGACCCAGAGATGCAAAAAAATTTTGGTCCAGCGCTTGACATTGAAAATAATTTCTTATACAATAGACGTTACTCAGCGTATTCGAACTTCACTTCGGCTATGAATGAGTGCTACATGTCGGCGGGAGCGTTTGGTCATGCGATTATGCAAATTGAACCAGACTTAAAGCATAAGTGTATTGGCTATCACGCTCTGCCGGTCAAAGAATTTTACATTGATAAAGACGCATATGGTTTCGTGAACATATTCTATCGTAAAGTTATGTACACGATGCGCAATTTGCTGACGATATTCCCAGATTATTTACCAGAAAAATATAAAGACCGTAAAGACCTCAAGTGGTTAGACGATAAAATTGAATTGATACACGCAGTTGAACCATCAATGACCACATCTGGAAAATATCATTCGGCATATATTGATAAAACTAATATGCAAATCATTGAAGAAACAGAAATGAACTATTGTCCATATTTATGTTTCCGTTCTTCAGTGTTTCCATCCAGCGACGACCCATATGGTTTCTCTCCGATTATGTCTGTGATGCCGTCGGTGAAAGCATTGAACAGTTTACAGTTCAACTTTATGAAACAAACAGATTTGGTTGGTCAACCAACATTGTTAACCAACAGCGACATCATTGATGCACGTAAGGTTGCTGCGTCTGGAACAGTTATTGAAGGTGGTGTCGACGACGAAGGTCGCCCGATGGTCGTTCCATTAAAAGCGTACGGCGAACTTCCACCGATGGATTACATCATCCAGAAATACCAAGACACAATTGAAACGGCTTTACTTACAAAGTACATGGCATTGATGAGCGATACGCAGTCTCGTTCGGCAACCGACGCTATGATTAAAGCGAACGAACGTGCAAACTTGGTTGCTCCATCAGGTGACCGTATCAGTCGTGAATTCTTGTTGCCAATGATTGAAGCTGAACTTATTATATATGGTGATATGAATATATTGCCACAGATGCCTGTAGAATTGGATGGTGTGCAGTTTGACATTGTGTTAGACAACCCATTGTTAAAAGGTCAGCGCATGGATTCTGTAAATTCGGCGGTATCGTTGATGCAATACATTGCACAGTTTGCGCAGGTCGATGGTAACGTTGCAAATTCAATCAACGTAGAACAGTTGGTGCGGTACCTGCAGGAAACGATGAATGTTCCAGCGCAAGTTATGAACACACCAGAACAAGTTGCTGCGATTGCAGACCAGAAAGCACAAGCTGCACAGGTGCAACAAATGTTAGATGCAGCACCGGGTGTTGGTAGTGCGATTAAAGATATTGCTGATGCAAAAGCGACAGGACAGATGTGATGAACGAAACAGTTAAGGCAGCCCTTGCAGGATTGCCAAAAGATTTTATAATATGGTTAGAGTCGTTGCGGCATAAGAACCCGTTGATAGGTTCTAATGCTGGGGCGAACGCAAACAGTGTGTTTGTCGAGGTTGGCAAGAACATTATTGTTGATGCGATACTTGACGCACGTGAAGAAGCTTTATACCCGAAACCAAAGAAGGCACATATGCCTGACGGTTCGGAATTAACCACGCAACAGATAGTTGCAAACTAAAGGACGATAGAATGGCAGATGAAAACATTCAGAATACAGTGTCATCTAATGATGGCGAAAACAAACCATATTATGCAGATTGGGGGCTTTCAGACGAGAACATTGGCTGGTTGCAGAACTCTGGTTATAAAGACCCCGCTTCGTTAATAGACGGCTTTCGGTCTACTAAATCATACGTTGGCATGGATAAGAACGATTTGGTTCGCATACCGAAAGCTGATAAAGATGGGAACAGAGACCTTAGCGAAGTTTATAAGCAGCTTGGTCGACCAGAAAAAGCAGAAGACTATGGTCTTGGTGATACTGATTTTGCAAAAGCTGCGGCAGATAAATTATTTGAATTGGGTCTGAGTTCTAAGCAGGCAAAAGCATTGTCTGATTTTATGGTTGAACAAGACAAAACTATTCAAGCAAATGCTGACGAAGACTGGAACAAGAAAGTCAATGAAGGTATTGAAGCTTTGAAAAAAGAATGGGGAGCTGAATACGAAGTTAAAAAAGAATTGGCGCAGAAAGCAGTTCGGGACATTGTGTCAGCAACCGGTTTGACCGAAGACGAATTGAACAAAATTGAATCAGCATTAGGAACCGACAAAGCAACAAAATTATTTTATAGTATTGGTGCTAAAGATGGTGGCGTAAAGAATTTACAAAACTATAATGCCGGTGAAGAAACTCCAGAGATTGCGAAGTTTAAGATTGCAGAACTTAAGAAAGACAAAGAGTTCGTTGCAAAACTTGCAGTGGCAGATAGAGAAGCCGTTAAGGAAATGAATCGTTTGACGGCGTTGGCGATGAAAGTACAGGAGTAATAAATGAAAACTATTGAAACATATCCGATTGGGTCTGAAGTGTATTACTTCAACCCAACAATTCATGGTGATTTGGAAATTAAAAAATCGATTGTGATTGGTTGCTTTTTGCACAAATCAAAGGGCGAATTGTATTACACGTTGTTGAATGAAGCTGTTGAAGCGTATGCAGTACGCCTAACAGAAAAAGGCGCAGAAGAACAACGCGATAGATTTGAAGCGGTTCGCAAAGAATTATTAGCACAAGAAGAAATACACCAAGAAAGAATGACGGAACTATGGGGAGAAGACCGTCACGAAGAATTTGGAATAGATAATTTACCAACCGAAGGAGCGTTAAATGGTAGCGACAGCGAAATCCCAAGTCTTGAACAAGTTCATGAATAGAGACAGACACATCCGTCATGGAAAAGTTGCGTTGAATTTGTTACGTTACGACGTAGAATGGGTTGTAAGACGCTGGGGATATTTTGATAAACATTCTACTTGCAAATTTTTTCAATATGTGGTAGATTTATTTAAAGAAGATTTAGGAGAGGACGCCAAAAAAACAAAGACGACCAAACCTAAAAAGACCGACACCCTTCCTGTGGAAGAAACAGAGACGGCTGCAAACGTCACTGAACCTGAAGCAGCGGGAGTTAAAGAAGAGGAATCATTGTAGGCGGTTTATTGCAGAACCATCCCGTACAATAGTTGACTCACAAGAACCGAGGGAAACCTCAAGTGTAAAACTATTAATAAAGGAATAAAACTATGGCAGGAAGCTTTAATGGGTTTTCAACCGAGTTGATTGCACAGCAATATACCAACTTGATGGAACCAGTTATTCAGCAAGGCGAAACTCGTACCGCTGAATCATCGTTGTTAAAAACAGGTTTGACTGTTCGTGACGTTCAAGTCATCGATTGGTTGGGCAAATTAACAGTTCGTACTGTTACCGACTTGTCGTCTGTTCGTACGACAGTTGTTGACTCCGCAACAGCGCAGTCACGTTGGTTGCCAGCACCACACTTAGTGGAACACTGCATCCGCAAATCTGCAACATTCGATTTGTTGACCTTGGTCGACCAAGACTCTGCAGTTCGTGCAGCACAAATCAAAGCATTCAAAACACACATGGATAAAGAATTCTATGATGCGGCTTTGGGTTTTGCTATCACAAACATCAGCTTGGTTGCTGAAGTAACAACACCGGGTAGCGAAGCGCCAGCTGGTATCACATCTCCATACGAATATGTCGCATTGCCAGCGGGTAACACAATTACTCCATTGGCGGGCACAACCATTACGGAAGCTTTGGATTCTGTTTTGGAAGCGATTGACGCTAAAGACGTTGATACGGTAGCGAATCCAGTTATATGTTATATCACTTCTGCGGCAAAACGTTTGCTGTTCGAAGACCCACGTTATGACAACTGGAACAACATGGGCACTCAAGTGTTGGGCGATGGCGAAATGGCACCATATCGTGGCGTTAAGTTCGTTCGTCTGTCGGATGCTGATGTGTTCAACAACGGCACAAAGTGCTTGGTTGTAGCTGGTAAACCAATCTGCGTTGGTATCTGGAGTGACTTGTCGACAAAAATCGACATATTGCCAGAAAATTCATACGCTCGTCAAATCTACACCTCCATGTCTATGGCGGCTGCTCGTTTGGACGAAGACCGTGTGTTCGCACTGGATATCCAGAACATCGACTAATATAGAGGCGAAGTAATGACTAACACACTGACCGCAACTGATATCGCAAACAATGCATTGGACCATGTTGGTGGACTCAATATTCAAAGTATTGACGACAACACAAATCCAAATGCACAATTGTGTAATCGGCATTACGCTCAGTGTGTTAGAGCCGAATTAGATAAGTTTGAATGGTTTTTTGCATATAAAGTTCAGAAGGCGTTGCCAGTAGATATCGAAGCGCATCCTGAAGTTGAAATTAAAGGGTACATAGCATATCATTTGCCGGCGGACTTTAGTAGATTATCACAATTTTTCTTTAGTGCATATTATCCGTATAGAAAGAATCAGTATGAATTAGGTCACAGTTATTTTCTGACGTCTGATTATTTGTATACGAGATTTCCAATTGACGAAATACCATATACGAGCAACCACGTTGAAATTTCCAAATGGCCTCAGCTGTTTTGTGATGTAGTGGCAGCGGCGTTAGCGGTTCGTATCGCACGCAAGGTTATGGGAACGGATGCAGACATTGCGTTTTTAAATCAAATATATAATAAGGAAGTATCTGCGGCTCGGAGACAGCAATTATTGCAGATGGAACCGAGTGCTACAGGGACATCTGAAACACAAGATTCGAGGTTAAGATACTATGGCGGCTTCTGATAAAAAGGTTCACCAATATACAAGTTTTAATGCGGGCGAATATTCGCCCGAACTTGCAGGTCGTGTAGACCTCGAGTCATTTAACTCGTCAACACGGCAGATGACGAATATGTTGTCACAGATATCTGGTGGCGTTAAGAAATTTTATGGTACTACACATGTTGCAGAAGTAACGCCTGACGCTGGAAAGACTAACGTAAAATTTATTCCGTTTATAAATAGTTATGAGCCGATAGTTCTTGTCGTTTGGGGTAGAGACGAAGCGACAGAAGCAGCAGATGAGTTAAAAGTCGGATTAATATATGGTGATAATTATAAACCGTTAACCGACGTGGCGTTTCCGTCGTCTGTTGAAGTTGAAAAACTTAGATGGAAACAAATTAACGATGTTATTATTTTTGCACATGAAAGTACGCAGCCGTTTTCTGTAAAGTTTTACGGTCAAGACAAAGTTAATGGCGGTTATATATTTCAAGCGGAAAATATCAAATTTAAAGAAATACCATATTTTCCTATAGACACGACGGAAGACTATGTTGGAACACTTGAGTCTACTGGGGTTAGCGGAACCGTCACGATGTCGATTCCAAATTTGGCAATGAGTGTTAGAACAAATTTTCCGGCAATATTGACAGACCAATCTGTTTATGTTAGAACCGGCAGACCCGGTCATACAACATGGACACCAACCGGTTATCCTACAAATGAAAAAGGGCACACGGTAGATAATTCCGTTGTTAAATTATATCGTCGCAGAAACGGTGTTGATACAGAATTGTGTTCTGGTGTCTGTAATCAGGTTACACAAAATGATGAACATACAGATAGTAACGGGCATCACTATCGTGTTACAGACCAAATATCACGTGAGCGTATTTGTCAGGTTATAGAAGCCACATATCCGGGTTCATATTTACATGCAGACCAAATAATATTAAACAATGTTGGGGGACACCAAAATGGTGATGAATATTATTTGAAGCTTGAAGTTGGTAAAATTGTTTATTTAAGATATAATAGCACAACATTTCCCGCTGTAACCTATACATCCGTTCCGTACGAACCAGCATATGTTAGAATTGAAAATTACAAACCAGAAGAATGGATTGGTCGTAAGATAAAATTTTATTTCAATGACAAGACAGAAGTCCTTCCTTGGTGGCAAGGCCGTTCGGTTTCACAAGGGGATTATGCGTATTCAAACGGACATTGGTATAAAGCAGAAACCGCTGGTACTTGTGGCAACATACAACCCTCACACACTTTTGGTATAAGATATGATGGAGACCCTGGTGCTAATCCTCCCGGCGTTGCGTGGTTATATGTACACAGTGGAAGCAATACGGCGACCGTCGTTAATGTTGACACGTTAACAAATTCGTTTACAGCATTAGTTGAAAGTGGAGAGTTGCCAAATAACACAAACAATGGTGTTAATACATATGAAAACTATGCATGGTCTATTTGGGGTAAAGACGGCGTGCATCCGTCAGATGTGTATATGGTAGGAAACAGGCTTGGTTTTGTCTGTAACACGGCAGGCTATGGTGCGTGGAACGCATTATCTGTAACCGATGATTATTATAATTTTTCAACTGAAGAATACGGCGAGCAACTTGATACATCAGCAATTGTTCATTTGATTGGTAACAACGAATCTGGCGCTATCAATTGGGTGTTATCACGCAAAAATGTTTATATGGGTTCGTATTCTGGTGAATACAACATTAAGGGCGGAACAAATAATGTATTAACACCAACACAAACTGTTGTCGAAAACATATCTAATAT